TGAATTAATGGTCATGCCGCCTCTGTCACCTGCATTAGTTATAGCAAGTTTTTGAGCAAGCCTATTTTCAGCAACAGTTGACCCTATAACTACAACATCATTACCACCATCAACAAACAGCATATTAACATTGCCATTTGATTCAACACGGAAGTCTAAGTCTGCTGATCCTTCATTAAAAACAGCACCAAAAGTGCCAAACTGTGCAATTTCAACTTTACTACCACCGTCATCAGCATTTAATCCAAACTGCAATACACCTGAGTTATTTGCAATGTAATTACATGAGTTTGCATTGTTAGCATCTTGTAAAATAATGAAAGGAGCGTTGGACTTAACTGTCAATGCTGGACCAGCGTTATCAGTTAAAGCAATAGGCGCACTCGTACCAATCCCAACTAAATCATTACCACCATCAACAAACAGCGTATTAGCGTTGCCATTTGATTCAACACGGAAGTCCATGTCAATGGAATCATCATTGATAGAAAATTCACTTGTTGTACCATTAGAGTAATATTTCCAAAGACCAGTCAAACTTCCGTCTTTCATTACATCTAGCTGTATGCCACCATCTTCAGTGCCATCTGTATTATCCCTAACCTTACCTAGCATACGTGCATATACAACGTCTTGAGAATTGTCGTTACGACCCTCCCAATCTAACTGACCTATATTATCTCCATCTGCAGGTGAACTAGAATTTCTGTATAGTCTTAAATTAGGTCCACTATTAGCATCAGCATCAGTAGATGTTAGAGTTAAGTTGTCTGAGTTATCAGCAACAGTAATTGTTGAAGCAGCATTACTAGCAAACCCACCATTAAATACCGTGGCTGCGGTAGTAGTTAACACGCCTGTTACAGCAAGGGTTTCACCAACCGTGGCTAATCCACCAATCGCCACATCATCAGTAACCGTCAGATCGTCTTGAACCTTGAGGTCAACAACAGACAACGAGGCAAAGGCGTCTACAACAGCAGCACCAGATCCCGCACCATCTAAGTAAACCGCCTTAGTATCTCCTGGAGGTATTGTTATAGTTGCACCAGATCCTTGCTTGATAATAATATTCTGAGAGCCACTTGTGCCATTCTCTATAAAGTGCATTCTTGATAAAGTGTTAGGGGCGATTGTAATTGTACACGCTGAGTCTAATGTGCCTGTGTATTCAATGTACATAGACCGAGCAGGGTCTGTTGCACCATCGGCAACTGTAGAAGTATGCGTATTGGCGTTTGTTGTTATGCCCTCTGTGCCATAACTAAGACCTTCTGCAATTAACTCTAGGTTCGTGTTGGTCGTATCCCCCCACGTTCCTGATTGTTCGCCTGACCCAATTTCTTCTAACCGTAAGTCATTTGTATATACGCTTGCCATGTTTTTATCTCCTTATGCTGCTACATCTATCCAAGAAGGGGTCTGACTTGGTGATATTGCACTAAAATTCGGAGTCTGACTAGGTAAAACTTGACCCCACACTACAGGAAAGTCTGTTATAGCGGTCACTAACCCAGTTGCACTTACTCCTGTTACTTCTATATTTGCTTCTCCACTAGAATCAACTGTTGCACTGTTTACAGATGCTGTGACACTAAACCCTACGATCGTAGTAAAGACGTTACCCACTGCAGAAGTTCCTGCAACGCCTGTAACAAACGCTTTGTCACCTCTTGTTGTAGAAATTGTTCCGATAGCAGAAGTTCCTGCAACGCCTGTAACAGAAACATTTGCTAACCCTACTACTGTTACTGAGCCAACCGCAGAAGTTCCTGCAACGCCTGTAACAGAAACATTAGCATCACCAGTAACCCCTACTGCTGTTGAATTTACGGATGCTGTTGCAGTAAGTGCAAAAGCAGGACTAGTATTCCAAGTGCTTGTGTTCCAAGCTCTTTGAGCACTATTCCAACCTATAAACCCTACGGAAGTAGACACTAGGCTATCCTAATAATCGCATTACTCGCATCAGCCGTAGGGAACACTATGGTAAAATCACCAGAACTTGCTGCTTTATCTGCACCAAAATCTAGTACAGCTACCGAAGGATCGCCACTAGCAGCTTCGTTAAAAATTAAAGCTCCTCGCACTGCCGAGATTGTTACAGTGCTAAATACTTCATCTGTAAAATCAGTTAAAGCTGTTGTTCCACTAGCCACGGGAGTTACACTCGTTAAAAAATTTCCTTTAGCTGTGTAGTTCGTACCACTAATCTCGTTACTAGAGGTGTACGCTGTTGTTGCTGCATTAAAACTTGCACTATTGTCATATAGAGCAATTTTAAACTGATCACTTGCCCCTGTGAAATTGTGAACACCCTTCATTAGTTCAACTTTGAACGAGGTGCATAAAAAATTGCCGCTAAAAGCCATCTACATTCTCCTTATATATTCTGCAAGTTTCAAGTTTCCAGAATCTTTTATCGCATTATATACAGTAGTTCTATCACTTTTGATAGCCTGTTTCATATACACTTCGATAATTTTTTCCATTTCTTTTCGATAGGCATAAGCCTGATCTCGTATTGCAGGAGGAGCATTGTCAGATATACCTATAATCTTATTAACACATCGCATCGCTGTTTCTTCTGGGGTAAACCCTCTATTGTCTGTTGTTTGAACGCCTACTGAACCAACTGTAACTCCTATAGACTCTGTCAACATTATGTCCTAGCCTTTCTTATAGGTCCTGATACATATTCATCCGTTACTTCTTTAGCTTCGCCTAAGTTTTTAAGTCTTGCAAGAGCTTCCGCAAAACGTGAGTTATACATATTCATGACATCTTGTTCACCTTTCATATAAGTATAACACTCAATTAATCCTCCGTAAAGTAGAGCAAGTTCACCATTTTCACTAATCCAAGAAATAGTAGAGTCTAACCCTATGCTAGATAACGTGCCTGTTGCTCCGCTAGAGCTTCCTGTAATAGTTTCACCAACAGTAAAATCACCGCTAGGAATTTGCACAGTAAGCAAGGTAGAGGAGGGTACGGCACTGACATCACTTGTTTCTCCACTTGTACCTCCTGTTATAGTGTCACTCGTTGTAAACGTACCTGAAACAGAAGTCAAAGTAAGTTGGAACAAACTTTGTGTTAAACTCGTAGGGCGATAAAAATAACTCAGATTTACTGTGTATCCACTATCAGGAGTAGGAGCTATAAGAAAATGATCTACATCAAACTGTGCGTAATACTTAGGAGTTCCTGTAGTTGCCGAGTTAGGGTTGTATGATTGCACAAACTCCAACTCCTTAAACTGCAAATACTCAAAATTGCTACTGTTTGTAATTGTTAAAGAGTTAGAAGCTAAGAAATCAGAAGGGCAAGCTAAAAACTGATTGCTTGCACTCATATTACCCGAAGCGTTCTTTTCAAAAACGCTTAATTGTACTGCCTTCAATATACGCTCTTCTGCAAGCCTAATAAACAACGGCAAATTAGACACAAAAGAAGTTTCATCGTTTTGCGTGTAATCTTTTAAAGCTGACTTTAATGTTGAATATGTAAAACTCATGACGTTGTTACCTCCACTTTCCCTATAGAGCTAATTGCTTGTGTTGATGTGTCAGTAAAAAGAGGAAAGGTGTTTTGTCCCACAGGTATTTCGACAGGTTCTTTCCTATCAGGGCGAGGATGCCATAACGCTTCTGGTTCAAACGGAACAGAACGAGGTGTAAGTTGTGGGTGTTTCGGTTCATAACACTCAGGACAAACTCTCAAACCTGTCCATTCTTTTCGCAAAGAATGATAGTCGTACTGTTGACCGCAACGGTCACAGAGGGCTAGAGCATATTGTCCTGTTGCAAATTTCATCTTATAAACGAATAATAATCTCTACTTGGGGTTAATGTTAAACTGGCTCGGTCACGATCTTCCGCAGCAGCTCTCTCAAATTCTTCCTCATATACAGCTTTCAATAGTTGTACTCGATTAGGTGCTTTTTTCAAACTGATATAGTACGCTAACCCTGCTGCTAAACAAGGATAAAATCTAAACGGCACATCTATTGTATTCTGTGGGTTATCAGCATCATCAATTCTTACAAGCCTGTCAAATACAAGAGTATATGTTGTTGCATCAGGAGTTCCCCACAGTTTTACAACAGGCGTGATTTGCCTATCTATATAGAACTGCGAAGGTCTTGATGTTGTTCTTTTGCTCGGGATATTAATAAAAGTGTCACGGCTAATTCTACTTATAGAAATATCTGATTGAGTTGAAGCACCTACGTTTTGTCTTATCACTGCTGACAAAATATCTATTGTGCTTCTTACGTTAGAAAAGTCTACCGCAGAAGTTACAGTTGTAGAAGCACCACTTGTTCCACCTGCAATAGTT